CAAGGACTTTATCGTAGGCGACTTGATTCAAAACCCCGCTCAAGTAAACGGGTCAATATATTTTTTCTTCCCGATGATCAGTCGAGGACTTGCTATTTTATACTTTTTATCGACACTCACGAAGTGGTGGTAGGTGAATGGTTTTTATTGGTTTTGTATTGTTTTTGCGACGTAATCCCACAACAAGGGGTACGGTTTTTCTTTATTACCATGCGAAAATAATTTAAAGTCTGATGTTGGTGGAGACGGGAACCATAAAACAATTATAGCTCGTAGCGCCTCCAATCCAAATTGGCAGCGTAAAACTCGCACCGGGACCGGTGATTGTGAACTCAACGGTCGCGATGTTGACAGCTGGTGACCCTACGAGTGCGTTAGTTACCACATAGCCCGCAGTCAAGTTACAATTAACAAGAGCTGTAGGCGATAACCAACCAGTCGAGGCGGTGAACCAGTAGTACCAGAAGATGTAGCTTCCACTGGTCTGCAGAGGAGGAAAAGAGAGAATGCTTCCTGTGCCAGCAAGGTTGTTAAGAACGAACTGGGACGACGAACCATTGGCAGCGCCATTGGTCGCCAAGGCAAAGCTATTGTTAGGAATAGTGCCGAAGGAGTTGAAGTAAACCGAAAGTGGAGAAGGATTCTCAATGCTTTTCTTATAAAAAGAAATGTCGTAAGAGATCCAGATCTCACCCAAATTGACAGATGCAACACTAACTCCCTGACTGGCAATCTGAAAGTTGCCCAAAACTGAAGAAGTAATTGGCATGCCAGGAGGATTTTGTATATACATAAGTGGAGTGGGTCTCTGGTTCGGATCGCATTCGATACCATGAACAGCAGAGCAGGACGGTTTAGTGGAATTGGCAAAGTCTTGATTTTCCATAATCTGTTTGCTTGAAAAAGGCGGGTCAAACGCATTGTAATCGGTGGCCATGATGACGGAACCAAGCGCTTGCGAGGCGCCATTGTATTCAGAAGAAGTTGAATTGAATTCAAGGACCATCCCATGGACATACCATTGCTCATAAAGAATTGCAATGTTAGACGCCCACGGGAAGGTGGAGGGATTCGAAGGATTCAATTGAAAAGAAGCGACGGAGAAAAGCCCGGGTGTAGCCGAAGAAATCAGGTCACCTAGGTACTCACGTTCGCGAATACGAACAGAATTGGTTCCGTTACCAAACTTAGGAACGAGCGCCTCCGCTCTGTTCATAGTCGGTCCAGGGATTAGCGAATTGGAAGAAATGGTGTAGTCTCCAAAACCTAAGATTTTAGAGGCCCCACTTGCAAGCGCCGAGCCCAATGCTGGTTGGCCAAATAGACCTCCCAACATAGCTCCGGCCTTCGGAGCGAAACTAGCCACTCCGGATTTGACGTCAGGCAGTTTGCGATCGATCTTATCGACTGTGGACTGTAATTTCCTGACTGCCGCATCCTGGAGCTCGTAGTCCCCCACACCAGAAATAGTCGACTTCTTGGTTGGGTTCCTTTTCTTGCGCGGGCGTGGTTGAGGTTGTTTCTTACCATTATTGGTCATCATTGTGTTAAATTAAAAGTCACGTAATGGATTAATTTACAAACCAAATCCACAAAACGAACTAAATAGAGAAAAGTTCGAGAAGGGGGCCTTTAGACAGGTGGCCAACTCGGGTGTAGGCAAGCGCCCTACACCAAAACGAGACAGTTTAACGACATGTCTAGGTCCAACCGCCCCAATTAGCAATAAAGCTTGTAAGGGGCGGTTGTTGTAATTCACAGCATCACAAAACTGGGTGGTTCAATGGACACCAGCCTGACGGACGATCACTCGTCCGTTTTAATCAACGCCTCGAGCCATTCCCACCGGGTCATAGACCCAAGGGAATCCACCTCGGACATAATGGCGTTGAAGTCTTGCAAGTCTTGAGGCGTGAGACCGTAACGATGTTGGACAAAAGCCCAGGTAGACTCGTCGGAATCATGCTCATACTCGGATGCAATGTGGTGATCATACTTGATCGGCGTGGTCTCTGGTGATAGTCGTAGAATGTGGTTGAGATAATCGCTCAAAAACGGAATGTGGTGGCAAGAGGTCTGCATACCAAGCGCGATACCCACAGGATCTAGCTTGTTGCCCTTCAGGGAAAACGGCAACCTAGAGAGGACACGGCCAATCTTGGGTCCCCAAACGGTGTGACCCCCACAAGGGTACGGAACCGTCTGACAGAACTCAACATCCCAGGAACTACGGGCCTCCACGAATGAAGATTCAAATCCGAGTTCCAACATCCTCTCATGAAAGGTCGTCTCTTCCATGACACTCGTGGTGATGACTAACCAGTCGTCTCCGTTTACCGCGAAGTAAGTCCTCCCCGGGTTGGGCTCCCCGAAAACATGTACAAGTCCAGTCAGATTCCTCTGAAAACTGTCTATAGATGTTTCGGTTCCCCCAGATCCCAGCTTGAACTCTACCTCATAACGGACGTTGTGTCGTTGTGCACGACCCTTCAACACCCACGAGCCCTCTCTACATCTCCGATACCTCGCATTGGATATGCCAGCAAACATCAAGTCTTTGGCATAGTCAAAAGCCCCTTCCGAACGATGGGCCTCAAACTTACTATGATCACCATAGTAAATCTTGTGCGACGGTTCATTCACGACCGATGCCAATGCATGGTCATACCAGCGTCCAAACGCCTCAGCGGTAGCATCCCTACCGTTGACCCACACTGCGGGGCTGTCACTCTTCACGTTAAACACCTCCCTGTAGTATTTGGCAGCGTGCCAATCCCAGGGACCAGTACAAACCTGGCGAATGGGTTTGTAGGCGATAACGAGACGAGGATCAAGGTCGGGAGGTCCAATAGGGGCACAAAACCCCTGTTTCTCCGCCTTGACCATCGCACCCCCACGCAAATCGTCGTCGCGTAAGTCACGCGTCTCTAGTTCTCTTAGCGCGGCCATATAAACATCTCGCATCGCCTCCGGGAAACGTAATAACCACGCGTTGAGTCCATCTTGGTTCACTACCATTATTGGCAACCTCAACTTGTGGAGAACGCATCTCGGGTCATGAGTAAGACGGGTATAAAATTCCCAAGCACCATCCTCTGGCTCCGGGACTGCCCTAGCTATTCGAACCTTCCATCCTGTCGTAAAAGCCTCCAAGTCGTTCCTAGCTGTGGTAGGAATGAAAGGCCCCAGACAGATGAGAGACAAAATGCAACTGGGAGGAATGGGATGTTTCATGTTGTCCGGACCAATCATCAAGCGAGCGCTACCATCCTGTGCGGGCATGGTCGTCGTCTTGGGATTGTACACGGGTAGAAAGTTGTGGTTCGGTGGAAGGTGTACGGGATGAGTAACTGAAGTGGATCCGACTCCCCCATCACGTAATAACATGATGGTGCGGGCATCCTCACTATGAAATTCCTCCCCGTAACAACACCTGAACCAATGGCCTGGCCATAGACCGTGATACCACCGCCAATGTACAACGGGTTGCCCCGCCATAACCTTGGCGTGTTCTTCGTACGCTCGGGAAAAATTAGCATTTGTAATCCCGATGTACGCGATCTCTTCTTCGAGCCCGGAGGTCATCGCAGCACAGACGGCAATCATCAAAATCCTACCGATGTATTTCGGTGGATAATTGCCTGCCTCCGGATATTTCTTGCCCATGTCCCACAGAGACCTGAACAAGACTGGAGACCT